AATGTTACCGAATCAGAATAGGTTGTAATGCCGTTGCAGCCTCTCGGTGATGAAATTTCTTCAACAGGCAATTTCATAAACTCAACTCTAAAGTTTTCAATAAGTCATGCACATCTTCTTCTGTGCCAGTCATCATCAACTCCAAAACTTCTTTCATCTTTTCACGAATGACTGATGGCGTAGAAGATTTTACCATCTCTAGACCCATCACTTTGAGTTTTGGTTCATTATAGACCACACCTTCGTTGTCATACACATTCAATGCATATCGTTTCTTTGCAGTCCACAAACCTTTGTCTGCGAGTGCCTCTCGTTTCATCTGCATCTTTTGTGAGAAGGCATGAACATACTCAGCTAGTTCTTCGTAACTCTTGTCGATGAACGGTTGAATTTTCTCCTCACAAACTTTGTCCATAAAAGCAATAATCTTCTTCGAATCTTTCTCATCAGAAAAAACTTTGTCAACCAAGTTGCCAAGCCTGAGATAGATTGAATCAGTATCGGATGCAATAACATAATCTTCCTCCGTCTTTAATAATTTGTTCATAAACAGATTGAGTTTCTTTTCAATCCAACGAATTGACAATTGACCAGCAAGTGTAACTGCCAAGGCAACTCTCAAATCATAGAAACGAAAGTATTGTGAACCCATTGCACCATATGCCGAGTTCAATGAAACTTTCTTTGCGAGTTGTAGATTGTTGTATCGTGCAATCAGTTTATCTAATTCTTTTTTCTTTTGTTCGTTCTTTTCTACTTGATACTCTTGTTGCGCCTTAATCATCAACTTCTTAAACTTCTTTCGGTCTTCATACATTTCTTCCATCATCTTAGGAAGAAAACCTTGTTTGTCGGTACGAAAGAATTGTGCGTTTGGTGTGATTGTTGCGTCTTGTAAACCAAACTCTTTGAAGTTGATTTCTTGATTCAAAAGTTTTTCTACATTAATGTTTTGCTCAAGAATCTTTCTCATCGTTGGCGTATACTCACTCGGTTCAATCAATGTCTCTGGCGAAATATTGTATTGCATAATCAAATGCGGATACAGAGAATTCAAATCGAATGATGCAACCCAATCATGTTTGCCAACTTGTGGTTCTTTCACATATGCACCTTCAAAGGCCGACTCTTTGAATTTGCGTTCTTTTGGCGGCACAATGATTTTTCGTTCCATCAAATAACAATTAATCATTGAGTCCCACATTCTTGTCTGTGCGAACACATCTTCAAAGTTGGTCTTTGTGTCATACGCCAGAGTGGCAGCCAACTCAATCAGTTTCAACTTATCTTCTAGTTCAACGATAAGTTCCACATCTTTGATGTTATAGTCAATAAACTTTTGATAGTTGAGTTTATAGAGTTGGTGTAAATTGTCATACTCAGAATAATCAATCTTGTTTGTGCCTAGTTCAACAGAGGCGATATGGTCGAGTTTGTAGGATTCTTGTGACTTGCCAGAGGGAGCATACCAGCGGTAGAGTTCGATATAATCCAAACAAGATACGCCAAAAATATCATACGCAATTTGTTTTTTTCCTTTAATTAGTTTTTCTCTTTCTGCAATCACATTCCATGGCGAAAGTTTCTTTGTCATGGCTTCACCAAGAATACGATTGAAACGATTGTGCAAATATGGAATATCAAAGAACTTAATATTCCAACCAGAGATGATGTCTGGTGTGTTCTCTTGCCAATCAGTCAGAAATTTTCTACACAAAGAATATTCATCATCACATTTGACATATCGAACATCATCACGATTGTTTTCGTATTCACCACAACCATAAACTGTCATGCCACCATTAAGTCTGCGAATAGCAATCGCAGTAATTGGTTCGTTTGCATCACTTGGTTCAGGAAATCCATTCTCTGAACCGACCTCAATGTCGATGATGGCAACATCTAGGTCATTCATGTCCCAATCGATGTCACCTTTTTGTGTGTCAGCAATGAATGCATATTCTAGTCGAGTATTACCAAACATTCTGAAGTTTTGAACTTCTTCATATTGCCTTATGAAATCTTTTGCTTCACGAATCGAATCGAATTTTCTTGGCTCGAGGACATCTCCTTGCAAAGAACGCCATTCGGTGTTTTTGTTTGTGGGAAAATACAAAGTCGGAGAGTATTCTATTTTTAGTTTTACTCTCCGACCATCTTTGATGCCTCGATAAAAAATGTAATTACCGAAGTTTAGAACATGGGTATAATATTGATTAGTCATTCATAGATTATATCAGAGTTTTGGAATAGCAGAGGCAATTTGAATACCACTACCGAAGACTTTGTTGTATTGATTTGCCAACTCTGTTGATGGAGTGTTCAGACATAAAACATTGTCCATCGAAATTTTAATGCCAGTTAAAAATTCTTCAGCATAATCTAAGAATGGTGCGAAACCCATCATCGGACCTTGTTGTGTATTTTGCAGAATCACTTGCACAGGTTCTTTTAATGAGATTGTTTTCTCATCAACGCAATCTGTTTGTGCCATAAGTGTCTGGCCAGATTTAAGTGTAATTAATTTAATTGTCATACTGTAACCCTCGTATCAGAACTTAGGACGCCAATCGTAACCCATCGTTTTGGGAAAAGCATTTCACGACCTTGGAAGTCATTCATGTCATATGTTGGGTCTTGCATCCAACCGAGAACTTCTACCATGTCATCAAACTCACGATAGGCCAAATCATACTTCTCTGCTCGTGGAAGTTTGTGTTCTACTGCTACTTTTTTTGCAACTTCACGGATGTTCATTTATTATCCTCTAAAATAAAACCTACTCTATCACCACACTCACTTCTGTAAAAATTATCTTTCCAAATAGGAATAATAGTTTTTGCAGAGTGACCCTCAAAGTCATCGTTGTATCTCAAATGCACTTCAATGATTTTGTCACCGATACATTCAACATTCAACCATTCATACTTCTTCGATATTATAACAAGAAAATCTGGAAGTGTCAACACATCTTCGCACTTTTGCCACTTTGAAAATCTATCTAACCGATTTGCGTCTTCTCTGAATCCTTCAACGGCAAGAACTTGTTTGCCATTATGAAAGTCAAATGATAGATGTCTGCCGTAAAATCTTTCGCACCAAAAGTGTCCAAGAGGTACATCAAACTTGAAACCTTGTTCTACTTTAGCGCCATGGCCCATCATCATAAAATTAACACATGGTCTTACAATGTATTCGCCTGGTTTATTTGGTAGTGTGCCGGCAGGACCACAATGATAGTTAAGTTTTCTTGCGAGAATTAACTTATCGTAAATCCACAAATCGTCTGGTTCAATAAACTTCCAGACATCCACATCATTCATCATTTTACAAATTTACTAAAGTCTGGTGGTTTCCAACCTTCAGGTTTCAAAATCTTACCGTCTTCTCGTTTCAAAACTTTCTTAGTTTCTTTATCAATTTTGTTGAGATTACTTATTGCACCTTCATCCCAAATCGCACTACAATTCCAACCTCTCGACAACATGTAACCAACAATCACCCACATCATATCAAAACAAGCATCAGCAGTTTCAACATCATCATTGTTTAATCTTGCTTCACAGAATTCATTAAATTCTTCAATGATTAATTTGTGATAGAGTTTTGCTTGTTCTGGATTATCTTTTGATGTGGTTTGACCTGCGGATGACATAAACACTTGAACATCAGTAAACACTTTAGTCATAATTAAACCCTCTTGTTTTTTTCTGCTTCGTGAGTGCGTTTTCTCAATTCGGATGAACTGAAACGATGTTTGCGAGAATTGTACCAAATTTTGATACCACGGTCTTCACAAATTTCTTTACCAGTAAAATCTTTACCTTCATATTCTTCACCAATGAAACGAACTGTAATTGGCAAGAACATCAACATGTCTTCTAAGTCTTTTTCAGTTTGATATACGATGATTTGGTCAACAAACTTGACCGCAGAAAGTTGAACAAATCTTTCGACTACCGATTGAACTGGTTTGTTTTTGATTTCTGGTCTATCAATTGTTGGGTCTGTTTGAAGACCAACAATCAAATAATCGCAGACTTGTTTTGCTTCGGCAAGCATTAGAATATGACCTGCGTGTAAAAGGTCGAAAGTTGAACAGGTGAAACCTACTGGTTTACCTATCATTTCATCAGGTGTAACTAACATAATAACTCCATATTGAAAAAGAACCGATGCGTACCGTAGCAGAGGCATCGGCCGTATTACATCTATTTATTTTCTATTTGTGTCCAAACCTTGTCACGAATCTGTTTCGTTAGTATATCAGGAAGTGGAACATAGTCAAGCTCTAAT